TACAACGGCGTAACGAATAATGAATTGCACATTGGGCAAGAAATTCAATTAAAGGTTTACAACAACACGGGATCAACAATCAATGTTGGCCAACCCGTTTACATCACTAGCACATCTAGCGGATTTATTTATCCTTGCGTGGCTTTGGCCATTGCTAATAGCCTAACCACGGCCAACGTGATTGGATTGGCAAATCAGGCTATTCCAACGGGCACGGCGGGCTATGTGACCACGATTGGGGTTGTATCGGGTGTTAACACGGGCACTTATACAGTTGGTGACACGCTTTATTTATCGCCTTATTCGGCGGGCTATTATCAAAACACCATACCGCCCACGGGCTATGCCGTCAAAATTGGCACAGTTTCTTATGTAAATTCTAGTGGCCAAATTTACGTCAACAAAAGCAATTTGTCGGTTCAAGCGGGCAATATTGTTGGCCAAGTGGCTATAACGAATGGCGGCACAAACGGCACGGCAACACCCACGGCGGGTGCGGTTGCTTACGGAACGGGCACGGCTTACGGATTCACGGCGGCGGGCACAAGTGGCCAAGTCTTACAATCCAACGGATCAAGTGCGCCTAGTTGGGTGTCACCAACGGCCTACGCAACAGTCACCGATGACACCACAACAAACGGCACGCGATACCCATTATTTGCCAACCAAACGGCGGGTAATTTAAGCACCGAATACACATCTAGCACCAAGCTACAATTTAACCCTAGCACGGGCGTATTTACGGCCACACAATTTAGCGGATCGGGTGCGGGGCTAACATCTATTCCCAATTCGGCACTTAATAATTCTAGTGTGACAGTTGGGACAACGGCTATTTCGTTGGGATCATCGGCCACAACGATTGCGGGGCTTGTATCGGTTACTAGCACCACGTTTGTGGGCGCTTTAACGGGAAATGCAAGTAGCGCAACAACGGCAACCACGGCCACAAATGCAACGAATATAGCGATCACGGATAACACAAGCACCAACGCAACGTATTATCCCGTGTTTGTATCAAATTCAAGCGGAAATAATCCCGCCACAACATCATCAACAAAGTTAAAATATAACCCATCCACGGGTGCGTTGTATGTTTCCGCAATTTATATTGCGCCATAAGGGGAAATCATGGGAAATCTAGTCTTTCAAGCGGCATCAGGCGGTCAAGTGGCCGTAAGTGGCCCAAACACCGCATCTAGTTTTACGATTGCCGTTCCCGCCGTATCGGGCACTTTTGTAACAACGGGTGACACGGGCACAGTAACGACAACCATGTTGGCAAGCACCACAGGATCGGGTGCGGTTGTATTGGCCACTAGCCCTACATTGGTGACACCAGCATTGGGAACGCCATCGACTATTGTTTTAACCAATGCCACAGGATTACCGAATTCAGGTTTAGTTAATAGTTCAATCACAATTGGTGGCACATCTATATCATTGGGTGGGTCATCAAGCGCAATTACCAATGACATCACTATTCATGGATTGACTGTTGGACAAGGTGCGGGGTCAATATCGACTAATACTGTTTTGGGTGCTAGTGCTTTGAACGCCAACACAACAGGCGCTCGAAACACCGCATTGGGTAATTTGGCTTTAGCGGGTAACACCACAACCACATATTCTGATGCAACGGCAATAGGTTATAACGCACTTTATCAAGGAGGTGGAGGAAAATCTACTGCTGTTGGTTCTGGTGCTTTATCTTCTGAAGTTGGGTCAGGCGGTACAAACGTAGCTGTTGGATACAACGCTTTGACAAATGATAATTCTGGTGGCTCTCATGTTGCAGTTGGTGTTCAAGCACTTAATTTCAACACCACAGCATCCAATAACACAGCAGTAGGTTATCAAGCCAACTATGGTGTAAATGGTGGAGCGGGTAATTCAAACGCTGTAACTATTGGTTATCAAGCGGGCTACGTTTCATTTACTGGTTCGGTTGGCTCTACTATTATTGGTTATCAGGCTGGTTATTCCATAAACAGACCAGATGGTTTGACTTTGATTGGATATCAAGCAGGTTACTCTCTCAATAACTCAGTCAACAGTAATAACGCAGATACTTATATTGGGCATCAAGCAGGGTATAGTACAACATCTGGTGCAAATAACACAGCAGTAGGATATCAGGCGGGGTATAACAATACAATAGGAGCAAATAACTTTTTTGGGGGTTTTGCTGCTGGTTACGGTGTAACTGGTTCATATAACACTTATCTGGGCAGCTTTGCGGTTAGCTCAAACAGTAGTACTGGCTCTAGTAATACTGCAATAGGTTTTCAATCTTTAGCCAACAACACCACAGCATCTAACAATACAGCAATAGGGTTTCAAGCTGGAAGCAATATAACTACTGGTTCTTCAAATATTTATATTGGTTCTGGTTCACCACAAGCATCATCAGCTAGTGCAAATAATGAAATAAACATAAACACACAAGCAAGTGCAGGAAAAGGCAGTTCTACTGGATTTATTAACCCCAATGGTGGTGGTGTATATCAAGGTAACAACTCAACGCTTTGGACTATTACATCAGACGAAAGACTAAAGAAAAACATTGTAGACAATACAGTAGGATTGTCTGCTGTTACACAAATCAAAGTGCGTAATTTTGAATACCGCACAGAAGATGAAGTGACAGATTTACCAAAACATAGTGCTATTAATATTAAAGGCGTTCAGCTTGGGCCAATAGCACAAGAACTTATACAAGTTTTACCAGATTGCGTAAAAACAGAATCTACTGGCGTTATGTCTGTAGATTCATCTAATGTGATATGGCATTTAGTCAACGCAATTAAAGAGCTAAACGCAGAAGTTCAATCCCTTAAAGCAAAAGTAGGAGCATAAACATGGCACAAGTAAATTCATGGACATGGACAATTCAATCAATGCAACAATGGCCTAGCGGTACAAACGCTGGCTATGTTGTCAACGTCAATTGGACTCTAACAGGCACAGACGGCACACAAACCGCAAGTATTGGTGGAAACACTCAATACCCCGTATCTGATGCTCAGGCAGGCTTTGTACCTTATGCTCAACTCACTCAAGCCACAGTCATTGGTTGGGTGCAAGCATCTTTGGGAGAGCAAGGTATTGCTAACTTTGAAGCCAACGTGCAAGGCCAGATTAATAGCATGGCTAATCCTCCAGTTTCTCCAATAACACAACCATTGCCTTGGGTGGCCTAATGGATTGGAAAATCTTAGAGGTTGAGCATAAGGATGGGCAAATCACATCGGCCAAATACTATGTTTCCAACGGCAAAGTAGACACCGAGGGGAATTGGTATTTCACCGAAAAGGGTGATATTCCTTATGATCAAGTGACCGAACAAAACGTGATTGATTGGATCAAATCGGCATCTATGCTTGATGGAAAGAACATAATAGAATCACGGCTAGAGGAACAATCCAACCAACCCGTGAAAGCCGTTCCTCCTTGGCTTCCACAAACCTTTACACCCAAGCTATGAAACTAGAACTTTCAATCCCACAAGTAAACACGATTTTTGTTGCATTGCAACGTAATCAAGAATTAATTGCACAGACGATGGAAGAAATCCAACGCCAAGGCAATGAGCAACAACCAAAACCCGCCGATGATGGGCACGTTGTAGTGCCCGCATAAGAGGAGAAACCATGACCGCGCCAATAGATATTATTAGCTCCGCTTTAAAGGATATTGGCGCATTGGCGGCCGGTGAAACGCCCGATCCGGCATCCGCACAAGACGCGTTTGTGATGATGAATCGAATGATCGATCAATGGTCAAACGAACAAATGATGGTTTATTACAAAACCGAGGTCATTTTTCCGATCACACCCGGCCAAACCCAATACACCATCGGCCCCGGTGGTGAAATTGGCGCGGTTTTTACCGGATCAATCACCAATAACGTGTTGACGGTTACCGCGATCACAAGCGGTGCAATAGCCCTTGGGATGACACTAAGCGGCACCGGAATTACCACGGGCACCAAGATCAATGGTTTTGCAACCGGCGCGGGCGGAAATGTTAACGAATTAGGCACCTATTTGCTTAACATTAGCCAAAATGTTTCAAGCACCACAATCAATGCTTTCTATCAACGCCCACTAAGCATTAATTCATCATTCGTTAGAATCAACACCAATTCCAATGGCGTGCCCATTATTAACGGCGGATTGGATTATCCCGTTGCCGTGTTGAATCTAGAAAACTACAACATGATTGGCTTAAAGACGCTAAACGGCCCGTGGCCAAAGGCGGTTTATTACCAACCAAGTGATCCATTGGGAAACATCTTTGTGTGGCCAAACCCATCGCAAGGCGAAATGCACTTATTTTGCGATACTTTATTTAGCAATTATGTGACGATTAATGATCCGATCATATTGCCCCAAGGCTATGAAATGGCGTTGGAATGGTGCCTAGCGGAAAGATTAATGCCCGCATATGGAAAGGCAAGCGCAACGCAAATACAGATGATTAATGCCTTTGCCGCACAGGGGAAAAGCACAATCAAGCGCACCAACATGAAACCCGTGCAAAATTCCGCCTATCAAGACGCGATCTTGACATCACGCCAACGCGATGCGGGCTGGATTTTGAGCGGAGGCTTCTTCAGATAGGACTAGAAAATGCCGGACTTTGGTTTTGTTGGGGCAAGCTACACCGCACCTAGCATCTATCAGGATGCGCAGGAGTGTATTAATTTCTATCCGGAAATCGATCCCACTAAACAACAAGGCGATAGGGGAGTTGTTGCGCTATACCCAACGCCGGGCCTAACCACGCAATTGGTGTTGCCCGCCGGTGCCGAAATCCGTGGCCTTAGAACACTTAGCGGCGGGACGCAGGCAATAGCGGTTTGTGGCGCTTATGTGTATCTTTTATCAAGCACGCTAACGCCCACGATTGTGGGAATCTTAAATAGCACAAGCGGCCGTGTGGGGCTTGTTGATAATGGCTTGTATGCCTACATTGTGGATGGGTCTTATCGCTATTCATGGCGCATTACAACGCCCACAACGGCCATATTTACCGGATCAATATCGGGCACAACGCTAACGGTTTCCAACATTCAAAGCGGCACAATTGCTATTGGGCAAGTTTTGTTTGGTGTTGGTGTGTCACAAGAAACGGTGATCACGGGCGGATCGGGCACGACGTGGACGTTGAATATATCGCAAACGGTTGCATCCACATTGATGAATTCATTAAATACGGCTAGTTTTACCGGATCAACCGCATCGGGATCAACCAATAGCACATTGTTAACCACATCAACATTGTATTTGGGGCAAACCATTCAAGGCACTAGCGTGCCGGTGGATTCGGTGGTGATCGCCATCAACACGCCTAGCGGTGGATACAATTCTTACACGCTAAGTAGCAACACCACGGTTGGATCGGAAACCATGTATGCGCTAGATTTCACGGTGTTGCCTAGCACCGATGGGGCATTTAGCGGCGGAACAACGGTGGATGTGATTGATAACTATTTTGTTTATTCACGCCCATCTAGCCAACAATGGGGATCATCGGATGCGCTAAGCCCCATATCGCAACAATTATCTTTTGCATCCAAGGATGGCGCACCGGATCAATTGGTTGCGTTGATTGTGGATCACAGGGAAGTTTACCTAATGGGCGAGGCGAGTTCGGAGGTGTGGGTGGATGCGGGCTTGTTTCCGTTTCCATTCCAACGCATACCGGGCACTAGCACCCAACACGGAATTGTTGCCCAAAATAGTGTTTCACGCCTAGCCAATAGTTTTGCCTATGTAAGCCGAAACCTACGCGGCCAAGGCCAAATCATGCAAATGAATGGCTATATTCCGCAAAGAATAAGCACGCACGCGGTGGAAAACACGTTGGTGAATCAGTATATTGAGGATGCGGTTGCGTGGACTTATCAATTGGAAGGCCATGAGGTTTATGTTGTTTCGTTTCCTACAATTAACATCACTTGGGCTTTCGATTCCACAACGGGGCTATGGTATAAATGGCTTTATTACACCGGATCACAATACACGCGGCACCGTGGAAATTGTTCGTGTGTATTCCAAAATATGGTGTTGGTGGGTGATTACGCCAACGGAAAGATATATGAGTTGGACAACACCAACTACACGGATGATGGAAATAACATTAGGCGGCTAAGACGCGCACCGCATTTGGTTTCGGATTTACAACGGCAGTATTTCGAGGAATTTCAGATTCAATTTCAACCCGGTGTGGGAACAACGGGCCTTAGCCAAAATCAATTTCTTTATATACAATCACCCTATTACATTGCGCCAACGGCCACGCTAACGATTCCGGCCACACAAACCGTTGTTTTGGGCACGCAAAGCGCAATTAGCCAACAGACAACAACCACTAACCCGCAAGCTATGTTGCGTTGGTCAGACGATGGCGGATCAACATGGTCCAAGGAACATTGGGTCGGCATCGGCCAAACCGGAAAATATCAAAACCGCGCAATTTGGCGGCGATTGGGCCAAGCGCGTGATCGGGTGTTTGAGGTGGTGGTGACCGATCCCGTCAAGGCCGTTATTGTTTCCGCTAACTTAAAGGCAAGTGGGGGTGAAAATTGACAATTACCACTAATACATCACAATTACAACCTTATCCACAAAGTGAATTTTTGGATAAGGCATCGAATCGGCCTACACGGGCATGGCAACAATTCTTTTTGAATTTGTTGAACTTTACCCCTAGCACCACGGCAACCACGGGATCGGGCACATTGCCCGCGCATCCGGTTGGTTTCATAAATATCACGGTAAACGGGCAACATTTTAAAGTGCCGTATTACAATGTATAAATGGGGGAAAAATGACAACAACCGCAATAAATAACGCCGTGCAAGATGCTATGGCCGGATTACCGGCGGGCACAAGCGATTTTATTAACGCTAATATCGGCACGCCCCAAGGCCAACAGGCTATTTTGCAAGCGGCCGCATCGATTGGAATTACAGACCCCGCGCAAATTGCAAGCATTGTTAGCACCGCAACGGGGATGAATATCACACCCCAACAGGTGCAAGCGGTGGCGCAACCGGCACCCACAAGACGAATTACAACCGGCGCATCACAAAGCACGCCATCAACAACAGGATCGGGGGCCACGCCAACCGATTTGGGCACATCACTTTCTAGCATGGCCGCACCGCAATTTGTGGGATCGGCCGCACCGGGCGCGGTTGGCACAAGCTATGGCCAAGCATCGGGCAATATGATTAGTGCGGCGCAACAAGCCAATCCGGAATTATCACAAGCATTGATAAGCGGAAATGCGGCGGTTAATTACAACGCGGATACCGGCACATATAACTTAATCAACAAGACAACGGGCGCACCAATCGCCGGAAATTATCAAGTGCAAGTAGGGCCAAACGGCACCGGAATCAACATTCCTAGCGGGAATGGGATGATTCAAGTCACCGCACAAACCGATCAAAGTGGCACGATTGCGCCGGTTACCGCCGCCAATGTGCAAAACGTTGGCTTGAATGCGGGTGCTGGCGGATTTGCCGGTGGCACGGGCGCATTAACATCGGCCGCGGTGCCCGCTTTAGCGATTGCATTCCCCGCTTTAGTGCCCTATATCGCCGCTTATAACGCCGCCGATGCGGCAAGCAAAGGCCAATATGGTGCGGCATTGATTAGTGCGGCCGTGTCTTACGCGGGATTTAATCCCGATTCGCCTTTGGTGCAATCCGTTAAAAGTGGCTTGGGAATCAATCCCAATGCGCCCGCGGATAATCCTACATCATCAACCGATGTGCCAAGCACACCAAGTGATGGAACAACGTTATCAAATGTTGCACCAACAACGCCAACTAATACAACACCAACAACACCAACGGGCGGTGCATCATTAGGCAATTTGGCAAACGCCCAACAATTGCCGGGATCGGTTTTAAATCCAAACTTTATCAACACGCCCCAACCGGGCGATTTAACAAATCTTTCATCGTTGGGCACCGGCACGGCATCCGTGCCAACAACCCCAACGCCCGTGCCATTTACAAATATGGTTGGTGTTTCGCCCACATCAACATCGGTGACATCAACCGCACCAATAACACCGAATGCCACAAGCCCAATTGTTAATTCCACGGGTTTGCCAAGTGGCACGCCGGTTAATACAACAACCAATTTAACACCATCAACATCGATTGTGCCCGCGGCCGCCGCCGCCGCCGCACCCGCCGCCGCGCCCGCCGCATCAAGTGTTGCACCCGCCGCGGCCGCCGCCGCAACGGGTTTAACCGCCGCACAAATTGCCGCTTTGGCCGCCGCCGGTGTTAGCCTAGTTAATTCAAATACATTAACAAACGCAAACAATAGTGCGGCCGCCACACAAGCCGCCGCAGGCCAAAACGCACAAAATTTGATTCAAGGGCTATATACCCAACAAGGCCAATTGCAATCGCCCTATCAACAGGCGGGTGTGAATGCTTTAAACACGTTAGGATCGCTTGGATCGGGCACCTATAACGTTATGTCACCCACGGGCGGTGTCACGGGCACGGGCACCGGATCGGGCTATCTAACCAACCAATTTAACAACCAAGATTTAACCGCACAATTAGCACCGAATTATCAATTCCAATTACAACAAGGATTGGGCCAATCGCAAAACGCGGCCAATGTTGGCGGTGGGTTATTAAGCGGAAATACTTTACAAGGGCTTAACACATACGCACAGAATTACGCACAAGGCGCGTATCAAAATGCGTTTACTAATTACCAAACCCAACGCAACAATATCTATAACACATTGGCGGGCCAAGCCGGATTAGGCCAAAACGCTAACGCACAATTAAGTAGCCTAGGCGGTGGATTGGCGCAAACGTATGGAAATGTCACCACGGGATTGGCGGCAAGTGCGGCGGGCCAACAAGTTGCCAACGCACAAAACCAAACCAATTTGTTAAGCAATTTGACGAATGCCGCGGTAACCGCATTTGCGCCAACACCGGCAACAACCACATTGAAACTTACAGCCGCATAAGGAATAAATCATGCCCGTATTTACCGATTATGCCGTTAGCAAGCCAACAACATTAAGCGATATGTTGGGGAATTTAAACACCTTACAACAATATCAACAATCGCAACAATTGATGCCGTTGCAATTGGAAAAAGCACGCTTGGAATTAGAAAGACAACAAGCAACGCAAGAATCAGAGATTGAAAGAAGCAAATCGCTATCTAGGGAACAACGCGGGAAAGAACAACCCAATATTACCGTTGCGGAACAAGCGGCGCGGAAAGCCGAAATTGAGGCACGCAAGGCACAATATGATTTAACCGGCACCCAAGCCGAACACATGAATGACGAATTGGGTGCCTTGATCCCCAACAAAGATATTCAAAACATCAATCCAAAAGACCCTAAATCGGTTAAAGCCGCTAAAGATGCGGTGATTGCGGCACAAGAAAGATTGGTTGGCCGTGGGATTGATAAGGCATCGGTTGAGGCGCATTTACGGCCAATCTATACTTTAATTGATGAAAAGCCGCAAGCATTGGGGCAAGCATTAACGAATATTGTGCAACGTGGCCAAAACACGCAACAATTTGCACAAGCTAATTTGGCACCTACCGCAATCGGCCAAGGATCACAAACAACATTGATGCCACAATCTTTGTTTCAACCTAATCGCCAACCGCAATCATTAAATATCAATCCCGCACCGGGCACATTCCAAACCATTAATAATATAACTTATCAGGTTGGCCCCGGTGGCGTTTTAACGCCGGTGACAATGGGGCAAGCCCAAGCAAATGCCCAAGCAAACACGCAAGCAAACGCCCAAACCAAACCAAATGGGCCATTGCCGGATAACTTTAATTTGCCGCCCGCAACCGGCGCACCGCCCGCGGGAATCCCCGCCGGTATGCCAAATGTAGGGGCAACAAAACCATCGGCCGATATTCCTAAAATATCGTTGGATATGCCGGTTGCCCCCGGCCCGATACCGCAATTAAACACGCAACAACAAGCGCGATATGAGGCGGGAATGGCTAGAAAAGATGCGTCTATTGCGGCCGATAAAGTGGCAAGCGAAAGCGATCAAAACATTCGCAAGATTTACGAAAACCTTGGTGCCGCCACAGGTAGCCAATTGGGCCAAGTGGTGCGTAATTTGCAAACATCACTTGTTGGAAATCCTAGCCTAAATGAATTAGCTAAAAACTTGGCTATGCAACAATTGAATAATGAATCAATATTTGGCGCACCAACCAACGCGGCACGCGAAACCGTAAATAACATAAGCGGATCACCCGATATTGATCCAAAGGCATTGAAAAGCATTGCGGATCGTGCCTATGCAACAAACACCGCGGCACACGCCTACACGGCGGGTTTAAAGGCGTTTATGGCCAAGCATGGCCCATACAACGGCCCAATACACGAACAAAATTATCGTGCCGAATTCAACGCTAATTACGATATTAGAAACTTTATGTTGCAAAACATTAATAAATCTAATCTTTCGCCAATGCAAAAAGAATTTGAAAGGGCAAAGCTATTTGGTGATTTAACGCCGGATGAGGCTAAGGAATTGCAACGCAAACAAAAGATGATGAAACGCATTGAAAGGGGTGAATTTCAATGACAACAACCGTATTAGATCAAGACCCAGATGTTGCATTCTTTGAAAAATTCAAACCTAAAACCGGCACAAATCCGGAATTGCAACAACGCCTAGATGTTTTAAAACAAAGGCACCGTGAATTAACCGGCAAAGAATTAACCGATGTAAACAAAGCAAGCGATCAATTGCTTGCGGAACACGGATTGCATCGCCCCGATGGCAAAACGATTCAAATCAATCCAAATTCAAATGTTGATCCATTAGATTTTGATCCCGATGTTGCAAGCATTAAAGCGCCCACAAGTGTTAAACAGGCTATGGGCGTGCCGATAGAACAACAAGCCCAAGTTGATCTAACCAAGCCATATATTAAAACACCGCAAATTCGTAGCAAACAAGCTATTGCCCAACAACAACAATTGAATCCACAAGATTTAATTGATGCGGCTAAACGCACGGGGCAAGGATTAGCATCATTGGCCGATATAACGGTTGGTGGCGTGTTGCCAATGGCGGGATATGTTGCACAAGGCTTATCGCGCCCATTTACCACGCCACAAAGGGCGGAGGAAATAGGGCAAACGGTGACAAGCGCATTAGAAAAGCCATTTGGTAAAACCGCCGGATATTTAACCGGCACCAATGTTATTGAATCACCGGGGTATAAGGGTGAGGCATCGCAACAGGCGATGAAATACATTGGCGAAAATATTAATTTGGGTGCGGAAAAACTTAGCCAAGCCACGGGTTTGCCGGTTGAGGATGTGCGCCACATGATGCAAAGTGCGGCAATGTTGGCCCCCAAAGGAATTACATTAGGCGCAAAAGGATTAAAAGCCGTTGGATCGGAATTGGGTGATGTTAAATCACAAATGGCCCAACAATTCCAAGCAAAACAACCGCAAGCACAAGTAACGCCATTAAGCGGATTACAAAGTGGCGGTGCGGCCGCGGTGCAACATGAACAAGCGGTTAGACAAGCTATTTCAGAGGCAAGGCCGGATATGCAAGCGGAATTGGCCAATCGCCCAATCAACACAATCACGCCCAAAGATTTGCAAGCTATTGAAATCCACAATAAATTTGCAAAAGTTGATCCGGAATTTATCCCAACCGAGGGGCAAGCAACACAAGATGTGGCCAAGCTATCGGATGAATACAATCAGAAATCGCACGAGGGCAATGAAGCGTTAAGGGCTAAATTTGAAGAACGCGATCCGATGTTGATCAAAGGATTCAACAATATCAAAGATGAATTTGCGGCGGAACATTCCGGCGTTGGCCAACAAGGCAAAGCCAACAATATTTTAGAACACGTTAAAAAGAATAATGTTGAGGTTGACAATCAAAACATCAAGAATGCTTATACAAACTTAGAACAATTAAACAATGGTAAATTTCCGTTAGATGCTAAAAAAGTTGCACAAAATGCACTTGAAAAATTAAATGAAAAGGATGATATTGATTTTTTACCCGATACTTGGAAAAAAAGACTTGATGATTATGCAAGCGGTGAAAAAGATTTAAACCTAAATAAATTTGAACATTTACGCACGCAATTGGCAACGGCAATACGCGGGGAAAGTAATGGAAATATCAGAAATGCTATTGGCCACATAAAAGATGCGTTAGAAGAATTGCCGCTAACGGATGAAACCGCAATTGAATTCAAAGATGCGGCGGATACGGCACGGGGTTTATTTAGGCGGCAAAAGGAATTGTTAGACACGAAAAAGCCAACATATAATAAATTGTATTCGATGGCGTATGAGGATAATCGCACGCCGTTGGAAATAGAAACCGGAAACGTGGCGCATCCGGCATCCAAGGGATTTTTTGAAAACTTTATCGCGGGTAACAAAACAACACCCGCGGATTTAAGCCGTGCAATCGATTTGGTTGGCCGCAATACACCGGCACATCACGAAATCATTGCCGGATTAGCCGATCATCTAAAACAAAAAGCCGGTGTTATTGATGACAAAGGCAATGTTAGCCAAGCGGCATTAAACAAAGAATTGAATAAACTTGGGCCTAATTTGGATTTGATTGCGGGGCCGGAGGTGGCGAATAGATTGCGTAACATCGGTGATGTGGCGCGGCTAAGCGAACACGTTAGAAATCGTGCCGGTGGATCGGCAAACGTTTCACAATCGGGCATTTTGACGGAAACAGAGGCGGCTAAACGTGCGGCGCGTGATGTTGCGATTGGGATTGGCGAGGCGGCATTGAATGTCAAGACCGGCGGCGCAAGCGGTGTTGTTGGCCAAGTATTGAAACCGATGTTTAAAGCACGCCAAGAAAAGGCGTTGTTGGAGGCGGAAAAAGCACAAAAAGCACTTGAATTGCAAAGACGCATTTCACCAACGGCGGGTATCACGCCGATTGGGACAATTAACATTAAGGGCCAACCATGAGCGTTAATCTTTCACCCGTAGGAAACGGATTTCAATTTCTATCAAGCACCATTCCTAATGTGCCTTTGGCCGGTGGATATATCTACACCTACCAAGCGGGCACAAGCACACCGCTAAACACTTACACGGACAACACCGGAAACACCGCCAATACCAACCCAATCGTGTTAGGCACGGATGGCCGCCCCGCCAATGAAATTTGGCTAACAAGCGGATATTCATATAAATTTGTGTTAACCGATGCAAGCAACAATGTTATTCAAACCTTGGATAACTTATATGGAATCATTGGCACAAGCCCCGCCGTTAGCGCGGTGCCCGCCGGTGGGATCATCATGTGGTCAGGATCAATCGGCGGAATCCCAACCGGCTATGTGCTTTGCAATGGATCAAATGGCACGCCCGATTTAAGGGATCGATTTATCGTTGGCGCGGGCAATAGCTATTCGGTTGGAAACAATGGCGGATTTGCATCTAGCGGTGTTGTTACATCTAGCGGCACCAACAATCCACTTTATTACGCATTAGCATTTATTCAAAAGACATGAGCAACACAGAACAAGACTTGGCCGTTCACGTTGCCGTTTGCGATGAAAGATATCGCCGCATAGAACAATGTTTGCGAGATGGCGAACGGCGCATGACCAAGATCGAATTTTTGATCTATGGCGTGATGCTATTAGTTTTACTTGGCCCCGGCGTTGCGGGTGCGTTTTTCCATAAATTTTTTGGGTTGTAAAAATTGATCCATTCACACTTGTTGCTTTGGCTACTTCGGCCTTCAAGCTCGTCAAAGAATCCTGCGAGATGTACAAGGAGGGAAGGCAATTTGTTGTTGATGCCAAGAAAGAGATTGATGGCGTTGTCAAAGATGTAAAAGGAATACAAAAAGACGCAAAGGGCATTTGGGCGTTTTTGACGGGTCTTTTTGGGGGTGTTAAACAAGAAAATCAACAAAAAATTGTTGAAAAGCCCACTAAAAAGGCAAAACAAAAGGTTGAATTTGATGAAAACCAAATCTACGCGCAAGTAGCCGATGCACTAACAAAATTCTTTCACGCCTATAACGGGCTAAAGAATTACGCCAAGGAACAAGAAGAAATTGCTTTGACGGCATCAGGCGAGGAAGGACAAGATATTGCGATTAAGTTGGTTATTGCTAACTTACAGATGGAAAAGTTAAATGAGGAAATGCGGGAATACATGGTTTACCATGTGCCGGAGGAGATGAAGGATTTGTATAGCCGTGTGAATAAGATGGTTGGCCACATCGCCAATCAACAGGCGTTAGCAAGAAAGGCGGAATTGGATAAGAAACGGAAAGCGGCATGGCTAAAACGACAAAAAGCGGATCAAGTTACGGATCGAATAATAATAACAACGGTAACTTTTCTGATGATAGCGTGGGTGTGGGCGATGATGATCGCTCTTTCTACATCATCACGGTCGTTTGCCTAATGACCACTTTGCTATTCTTATTGCCAATCATGGCGTGGATGTTTATTGATATCAAGATCATGGAAATTAGGGTTAACAAGGCACTTGCAAAGATCGAAAGCAAATGAAATATCTTTTTTTGTTATTGTTGTTGGCGGGGTGTGATGATAGATACCGGTATCTATGCCAAGACCCCGATCACTTTAATGACAAGGATTGCGTGCACCCTAAGTGCGAATTTAGCCAAACGTGCCCCGAATATTTAGTTGCACCGGTGTTGGAGAAAAAGGTTGAACAAGTTAACAAGTGACGAAATCGAGGTGAGGGTGTGGGCCATCGTGGTGTTGGCCATCACCGCTATTCTATTTTTCATTGTTGTTGCGCTTTTGTATTCGGTTACTTTTGTGGTGCAACCGATCAAAGCAATGGCCCCCATCGATCAAGCCTACACCAAGATGCTAAACGATATTGTTTTGCTAATCGTGGGCGCAATTGGGGGTGTGGCGGGCAAGAAAGTGGCGGGCGGCGTTGCGGGCACCATAGGGGCTATAAAACAAGCCACAAGCCCACAGATTCCCATGATGGGCGGTTGTTATGGAATGCCCCAAGCAATGCCCCAAAGCGGCCAAGCATTCGGCGCTATGCCAACGTTTACCAACCCGAGGTTTGATGAATCGTGGGTGCCGCCGCCGCCGCCATCGGGGCCGCCGGTGTTGGAGGATGAGGAGGAGCGGGAAAGAATGGCGCACGCAAGGGATAGCACCAAAAATGTTTGATTTTTTTGCACATCTTTTGCATTATTTGGCTTTATTTGCGCTAATTCTAGGATTTGGCGCGTATGCAATTAGCTATTTAGTGGGATTTTTGCCCATGCTAAAGCCCCACGCGTTGATCATTCAAGTGGTGGGAATTGTGTTGATTGTTTTAGGGGGATATTATGTTGCGGATGAAACTGGCTATAACCGCCGTGTTGCGGAGGATCAAGCAGAAATTGACAGACTTAATGGAGAGGCTAGGGCCAAAGAAGCCGAATTAACGGCCAAGATTGACAAGGCCAATGGTGCTTTAAGAAAGGCAAAAAATGACATTCAAGCCAAAGTGGTTAGTCTTAACGCCCGCGTTGATTCTGGCGAATTGCGCCTCCCCTCCGGTTGTTCCCTACAAGCCGATTCAGGTGCCGCCGATGGAAATCAAACCGATGCAAGCCAATCTAACAGACAGGCTACTAAAGATATTATCGCCATCGCCGCCGATGGTGACACCGCCATCACCAACCTCAACGCCTGCATTGCCCAATACAACCAAGTGATGCAAATAGTAAATGCGGGGGTGAAATGATTAGTGCCGAAAAGTTACACGCATTAGGGATTGCGCCGGAGTGGTCTGAGCCGTTGACAACAACGTTTGTCAAATTTGGCATGAATACGCCAAAAGAACAAGCCGCGTTTATTGGCCAAGCAAGCCACGAATCGGGGCATTTTAGGCTATTGGAGGAAAACTTAAATTACCGTGCCGAAACCCTAATGAAACTATGGCCTAAGCGGTTTCCAACAATGGATGATGCCAATAAATACGCAAGAAACCCACAATTGATTGCCAATCATATTTATAGCAATCGGATGGGGAATCGGGATGAACAAAGCGGGGATGGGTTTCGTTTTCGCGGCCGTGGGCTTTTTCAGTTAACCGGCCACGATAATTATTGGCATTGCGGAAAGGCATTAGGCCAAGATTTTGTGATGAATCCGGATTTAATCGCCACACCGATGTTTGCCGCGCTATCGGCCGGATGGTTTTGGGAAACGCACGGGTGTGGTAAATTGGTTGATAACGCGGAAACATTGTGCAAAAGAATCAATGGCGGTTTGATTGGCCTACAAGATAGAATCGCCCAATCGGCAAAAGCATTACAGGTTTTAGGAGGATAAGATGGCAACGAATTTTAAATT